ACACGGTCCGTTTATCCAATCTCCTAATAATCACCTACGTGGCCAAGGATGTAGATTATGTGGAGAAAAATTAGCAGCAGAAAAAATAACCAAATCTGCCGAAACATATTTTCAAGAAGTAGCAGAAGTTCATAATAACAGGTATGACTATTCGAAATCCGAATATACACATGCTCGTAATAAAATTATAATAATTTGTCCAAAACATGGTGAATTTTTACAGAGTGCCTCTGCACATCTATCACAGGCAACAGGATGTCCGAAGTGTTCGAATTGGATATCTAGAATGGAAACAGAGTGGTTAGATTCGTTATCTATATCTGATGAATATAGACAGAAAATTTTATATATTAATAACAAAAGAATTAAGGTAGATGCGTTTGATCCAACCATTAACACCATATATGAATTTTGGGGAGATTACTGGCACGGAAATCCTGTAAAATATAAGGCAGATGGTGTTAATGTTAAAAATAAGAAAACCTTCGGGGAATTATTTGAAGAGACACAAAGGAAGAGACAATTGATTATAGGTGCCGGATATAATCTTGTTGAGAAATGGGAGACCGAATGATCTTCGATTTATTGAGAGATGCGATACTTGCTAATATCGGTCCATTAAAACAAGCCCCTAAAAACTGGGGTAAAAGAAATTGTCCTCTTTGCCATACACAGGGCCACGGGCACGATACAAGACATAGATTTGGAATACAATTTAATCCTGGAGTAAATTCGATTTTAATGAACTGCTTCAATTGTGGCTTTAGTGCCTCATATACTGAAGGTAAAGAACTATCTAAAGCATTCAAATTCTTCTTAAGTCAACTACATTTAGATCAAAAATTTATCGAACAGATAGAGTTTGAAATATTTAAACAGAAGAATCAAATCCAATCTATCAGAGAAGGTGACGAAGATAAGGTTGTAGATAAAGAAGCCAGGTTTAGAAACCTATTCTTAAAATGGCATCCCATGGAGTTGCCAGATGATTCATTTACTATCACAGAATGGTTGGAAAATGGATTAGATGATCCAGATTTCTTGCGCGTGGTTAATTACGCATTAGACCGTAAATTGTTCGGATTAAGTGATTTTTACTGGTCCCCCGTAACATCACACAACATGAATCAGCGACTGATTATTCCCTATCTCTATAAGGGTAAAAATGTAGGATTTACAGCTAGATTATGCTATGATGTACCCGACAAATCTATCCCAAAATACTATCAACAATGCCCACCGGACTTTGTCTATAACTTAGATCACCAACACCTCTGGCCACGTAAATACGCAATAGTTACAGAAGGCGTGCTCGATGGATATGTAATAGATGGAGTAAGTATATTGGGCGAAATAGGACAGGGAAAGGTTGACATTATAAATAGATTGCAGAAAGAAATTATTGTATGCCCTGACCGAGACAAGAAAGGTTGGGATCTAGTTAACGTAGCTATAGAAAATGAATGGTCAGTAGCTTTCCCGAAATGGGATATGGACATTAAAGATGCCGCAAAGGCATCGGAAAAGTATGGAAGATTGTTAACAACACATTCTATAATTTCTACAGCAGTATCTGGCGAACTTAACATACGAAATACTTGGAAAATACAGCAAAACGAAAGAAATCGTAACATCAAAGGTTCCTACTAAAGTATGATAAATACATAATGATATATTATATTTACGCATACCTAAGAAATAAAGATAGCACCTCCGGGAAGATCGGGACACCCTACTATATAGGTAAAGGTAGTGGTAACCGAGCATATGACGAACACGATTATACAACAACCCCGACAAATCGTGATTATATTGTTATTATGGAAGAACATTTATCTGAATTAGGCGCATTTGCTTTAGAGAGATTTTATATAAGATGGTATGGCAGAAAGGATCTAAACACTGGAATTTTAAATAATAGAACAGACGGGGGAGAGGGTGCTGCTGGAAGATTAGTAAATCAAGAGACAAGACAGAAATTATCAATAGCACAGACTACGTATTATAATTCTTTATCCCACGAAGAACAGATTGAGCGAAATTTAAAAACAAAAATACCAACAACATCAGGTTTAAGATGGGATGAAGATACTAAGAAAAAGATGAGTAACTCTCAATTAGGGAAAGTAGCCATTAATAACGGAGAGAAATATATAAAGGTGGATAAGCATTTATTGAACGATTATTTATTAGCAGGATGGCTTCTGGGTAAATTGAGAACAGGAAATATCTATATAAACCAAAACGGTGATATCAAGAAGATATCACCAGATGATTTATCGATATATGTCGCTGATGGATGGTTCCCGGGCCGCGGCCCTATGCCTCAAGAAAGAAAGGATAAGATAGGAATTTCTAACGCTGGCAAGAAGAAAAAGCAAAAGACCGAAGAAGAAAAAGATAGAATATCATCCAATATTTCGGCAAGATTAAAGAACGAGTGGGCAACAGGAAAACGTAAGGTCACTGGTATGACCGGAAAGCATCAATCAGAAGAGACAAAGAATAAGATATCTTTATCGGTATCTAAGAAACGCAAGGATAAAAAAGATGAGTAATGAAATAGACAGTGAGATACCTAACTACGATACCGAAATAGAAACATTGTTCATTCAATTTATGATGAGTAATCACGAATTATTTGTTAGATGTTCGGGAATTATAAAAGATATATTTTTCGATAATAAACAAAATAGAGATACAATGAGTATTATTATATCTCATTTTAGTCAATATTCGACATTACCTTCGATAGAACAAATTAAAGCAATAACTGGTAAAGATATTACATTAATTCCCGAAGTGGCATCTAAAGAAGATAAATGGTTCTTGAAAGAAATAGAACTTTTCTGTAAATATAAATCATTACGTGATGCAATTTTAGCATCACCGGGAAGATTAGATCAAGGTAGATATGGCGAAGTATTGGTCGATATTAAGGCAGCGGTAGAAATTGCACTAGTTAAGGATTTAGGATTAGATTATTATGCTGATCCAAAAGCGCGACTAGAAGCATTACGAGAAAATAAAGGCCAAGTATCCACTGGTTGGAAAACAGTTGACGAAAAGTTGTTCGGTGGATTGAACAAAGGTGAAATTACTATCTTTGCAGGGCAATCCGGTGCAGGTAAATCACTATTCTTGCAGAATCTTGCTGTAAATTGGGCAATGGCTGGACAAAATGTGGTCTATCTATCATTAGAATTAAGTGAGAAGTTATGTGCTATGCGTATCGATGCAATGCACACAAACTACGAAACACGGGAAGTTATGCGTAATATTGACGATGTGCATATGAAAATTCGTGCATCACAACAAAAGAGTCAAGGTTCATTGCGTATTAAACAAATGCCGAACGGATGCACAACAAATGATATCAGAGCATTCATTAAAGAATATGAAATTCATTCGGGTAAGAAGGTAAGTGCAATCCTAGTTGATTACTTAGATCTTATGTCGCCATTAAGTAAGAAAATTTCAGCAGAAAACTTGTTCGTTAAAGACAAATACGTGACAGAAGAATTGCGTAACTTAGCAGTCGAGTTGGATATGGTAACAGTATCAGCTTCGCAGTTAAATCGTGGATCTTATGAAGAGATTGAATTTGATCCAAGTCATATTGCAGGCGGTATTTCTAAAGTTAATACGGCAGATAATGTTATCGGCATTTTTACAAGCGCAGCAATGAAAGAAGGCGGCCGTTATCAAATTCAATTTATGAAAACACGTTCGAGTTCTGGTGTGGGATCTAAGGTAGACTTATCATTTAATAATAAGAGTTTAAGAATTATGGACTTAGAAGAAGATGCTGATAATGCAATCACAGCAACATCTAAGAATATCTACGATCAGCTAAAGAGAAACAGCGTAGTAAGGTCTGGTGAGAAACTCGATGCCAAGACAGGCGAGATTACATCAACAGTGGGAATGGATTCAAAAGCAAATCCAATAGATAGCGCATTAGGTCTCCGGGCTTTTCTCAAGAAAAGGTAAAAGCTGATAAATAATAGAAAGTAATTTGGAGACGAAATTGTCTATTAATCGAAGAAGCAGATCTATATTAGAAGAAATTAGTTCTTACGTACCTCAAAAAAGTAGGGAAGAACTAATTGAAGCGCGAGCCCAACATATAATAGTCTCTGCTATTAATTTGCTCGAAACAATTGACGAAGCATTCTCTCCGGAAGAAGCCGAAGCCTTGAAGAAACGCTTTGTCTCCAGTATCCGCGGCGCAGATCCCAATCGTTTTACCCGAATGGTACATCGTATCAAAACAGGGGATGATTGCGATAGCAATTAATTGATAGATGCGTTTTGATGATATACAACCGTTAGATGAAGCCCCGAAAAAGCCAGCTGGCGGCGCAGGCGCATTTGGGCAGATGGGTAATACCTTAAGTGGTGCAAACAAATCGAAATCCAGTACAGGTGGCACAATTACTAGAACACCTACGGGATTGGTACATACTGCGAAACCCGGTGCAGATAAGCCAGCACCTACGCCTAAACCAGGGGCACCTACTCCGGCACCTACACCCGGATCAGCTAATACAGGTGAATTAACAAAAGCCTGGATTCAATATTTAAAGAATAATCAAATTGTAGCATTACAATCAGATCCTAAAACTGGTCAACTCGCATATAAGAAAAAAGTAACTACTGATAATCTATCACAGTTTTTGCGAAGCGAAACAGACTACGATAAAGAAGTAATTAATAGCACAATTCAGTCTGTAATGGCCAAAGGTGCAGCACCCGAACAGGTTAAACAACACACAGGTGGCAAAGTCGCTGGACAATTAAGTCAATCACCGGGTGCGATTAAAAAGCGCGATGCTCGAACAGCACAGAAACAACCTCAACCTCCACAGCCAGGCGAACCAGTCAATGAAGCAATGATTGATAAACCGATAGAGATAAGTGAAAAGGATGTAGAGGCAGTATTTTCGGCTCTATTATCGCAGGCTCCGTCGGGCGCATCTGCAGAAGAACCTGCCGCGGAACCTAGTACCGAACCAGCCCCAGAGGATGCAGAGAAGAAAGGGGCAGATCTTGAGAAGTTAAAGAATCTTATTGGTACAGGAATGACATCTGCTCAGCGTAAAGAACTATGGACATCATTAAAAGGAACTGCCTTATCTGAAAGTAGGGTAGATAGGAGAGAAGCAATACAAATTCTTAAGTATGCTGCTAAGATAAAGCATACAATTAAATTAGAAGATCTTCAGGCCTCCTGGTCAAAAGCAGGGTATCCTACTGATTTAGATGAAATAGCTAAGATATTAAATAAAGCCGGATTTGGTAGAACAGATATAAAAGATATTTTTGATGAAGTAATTGGAGATGATGGAAGCGAGGATTATGAAGATGAAGAATCCGGTCCTAGCCCGACGATTATAAAGATTATTGATTATATAAACAAAAATGGTATCAAAGACGACATTCTTGCCTATATGGAAGAAGAATTTGGTGATGAATTAAACGCACCAGAGCCCGAACAGAAAGGTTGGTTTGATAAGGTAAAGGATTTTGGAAAAAGAATGTTTACTAGAGAAGCAACAGTTAAAGAGATAGAACAAATCTTCACAAAAATTCTATTAAAGGAACGTACAGAGCTTCCTATGCGTATTAAAGAACAAGATAGACAAAATCTTGGGCGCCAGAGAAAATAATTGACATTTATAATTATATTGTTATAATTATATTATGGACAATCAGCAATTAAAAATTGATATTCTAAAGAATTTCGATTTTGCATTTAAAATTAATTGGGAAAGTGAACACCATAGGCGTATTCATACGTATCTGGTGTCTTTAACTATGTATTTCGGTGTCAAGATGAATGGACATATCGCCGAAACTGGCTCGTTTCTTGCCTATAGATTCAACGAACGAGATAATTTGGGATCATCAATAGACATGTTTAGAAATCTGTTTAAAAACGAAGGTGCTGACACATTTACCGAAGAATATTGCCATGGATGTTATATTTTTACATTCTAATGAACTAAATTGGCAAGAAAATTTCATCCGAGCCCAACAGGTATTAGATAGAGATATAATATTGATTGACGGTAGTAATGCCTCATCAATAAAAAATGCATATGAACTTGTATTCGCTTCGACATCTTCTGATCACTTCATGATGATTGAAGCAGATAATTACATTCTAGAAGATTGTGTTAAATATGTCAATATTCATAAACCAATAAAATTCTGGTCTATAAATAAATATGGAATTACTTATGAACATGGCGGAGTTAAAATTCTAAATACAGATGCTTGTCGTAGACAATTGATTAAGAATGCAAATATATACGAAAATTTTGAAATAAGTGCGAATCTAATGCTCGAATCATCTCCTGTCGTATTATCTGAACATAGATTTGACTGGAGTCCAAAAAATGAATGGACCACGATAGCGAAAGAACTAATTAAATTGCACTATTGGAATCATAAAGATTACATAAACAATTGGATCATTCACGATCGCCCACGTGAAATCTATAACGATGTATTATCTATAATTCAAGATATAAGTTTCACGGAATTATTTGAGACACTATTACCTTCGCTGGGAATAATTTATGAAACTAGATTTAAAGTCTGATCTAACTATTTTAAATATATTCAAGGATGATTTCGAATATATAGATTGTTTTGTTGAGACACATTGTAAACTGGCAAGATCAGTTATAATGCTTAATACAGGAAATCAACAATCATATGAGTACACTAAATCTCTTGAATCAGCGTATCCAAATTTGACTGTGCTTTTCAAAGAGTATTCTGATGTTAATTTTTCTAATTTTAGGAATGATTGTTTATTATTGTTCCCGAATGATACTGAATACTATTGTTGGGTAGATACGGATGAATTATTAATAGCAGAAAATAATGAAATTGATGTTGATGCAGACGTGTCGAGTATTAACAGAATAGATGGATCGAAAAGATTTAGTACATCTCTTAATCGGATGTTCAGGCGAAATATAGCAGGAACATGGGTTAAACGAATACACGAACACTTTTCTATTTCTCAGGGATGTTCGTATGCTGTATGCACAGATTTAACAATACAGCATCTTTCATCGGAAGCACATAGACCTTTGAGCAAGAAACAAATGTATTTTGATATATTAGAATCAGAATTAAATAAATCGATAGAGACTAATAATCGAAATGGTATCATAGATGCTCTCCAGCATTTAATATTAATGTCATCACACGATTTTAAAGATCCTGAATTGTGTATTTCGTATTTTTATAAATTTAAAGAATTAATATTTAATATGGATCCTACTACTGCTGAAATATCAAAAGTTCAAAAATTGAACATATTACTACATTCTCTTATATCTCTTTCTAGATTAGGTATTGTACCGGAAGATGCCCTCATTGAACATATCTTAGAAATTGATAAATCTAAGTCAACTGTATTTCAATTACTACGAGGATTATTATTTAATCCAGCAAATAAATACACAGTAAAAGATATTTACGAAGTAGTCTACATTAACTTAGATGATAATACAGATACAGAATTTAATAATTTGGATTTTATTAATCCAGTTGAAATATCCCGATTTGAAACTAAACTATACGCCAACTAAGAAATAATATGTTAAACTCAGACGTTTTTAAGAATATAAAAGACTTCAAGGAAGAATTAAATAAGATATCTCCTACATTTTGTACAGCCAAATGGCTTCAGAGTACAATTTTATTATATAATGGGGAGACTCATTCATGCCATCACGTTCAGAGAAATAAGATTTCAGTTGAGCAATTAAAGGACAATCCTAAAGCAATTCATAATTCACCTATTAAGATGTTGGCAAGAAGAGACTTAATGGAAGGTAAACAGTCGCCCGAATGTGATTATTGTTG